TAGAGCCAGACTCAGAGGGTGTGCTTAAAATAAAAAAGATTTTGGAGCGTAAATAATGGCGGCAAAATTACCCAACAATCAGTACTTTACACCAGTCAAAAAAAGAACTAGCATAGGGAATTCTTCACGCAGTAGGCCGAAGAATAAAAACAAACGACGTCAATACGTCAAATACAGAGGTCAAGGTCATGGGTAAATTGTGTCCTAAAGGGAAAGCAGCAGCGAAAAGAAAATTTAAAGTATATCCTTCTGCCTACGCTAACATGTATGCAAGTGCCGTTTGTTCTGGAAAAGTGACCCCTGGTGGAAAGAAAAACAAAAAAGCTGCTGGAGGCATGATTGAATCGAACAGACTTTCACAACAGAGAAAAAAAGTTTCTCACCTTAATAAAGGTGGTATTGCGAGAGGATGTGGTGCGATTGCAGAAAACAAACGCAAAAAAACAAAATACAGTTAATGGCAAAGAAAGGATTAAGAGCATGGGTCAAAGAGAAGTGGGTGGATATTGGAGCCCCGAAGAAAGACGGAAAATATCAACCTTGTGGAAGGTCAAAGGGAAGCAAAAGAAAGTACCCGAAATGCGTACCACTTGCAAAAGCCACACGGATGACAAAGTCGCAAAAGGCGAGTGCTGTCAGCAGAAAGAGGGCTGCAGGCAATCCAGGCGGTAAACCGACAAATGTAAAAACATTTGCAGCTAGAGGAGGTCTTATCTCAAAAGAAAGAAGAGCAGGAGCAGCCTTACGAGGCTTTGATTTTAAAGGTGTCTTTTAAAGAAAAAATAATACAAGACGTACGTAAGTGGTCGGAACTTTTTTTAGAAGTTCCTAACAAACATTTAAATGGGTTTCCTGCCTGTCCTTACGCAAAAAAAACTTGGAAAGAAAAAAATGTTCTTGTTGAAGTTAAGCCAAAAAACAAATGGTATAAATCACAACTTAATCGTTATTTAGAAAATATAATATTTAATGACAAAATTTATGGAAAAGAAGGATATGATTTACTTATATTTTGTGACCCTTATTTTAACTATTCTACTGATGATTTTCAAGACGTTATAGATGAATACAATGATTGGTATAATACCAAAGACTTATTTTTTATGGGATTTCACCCCGATAATCCCGCTAATATAGAAGAGCAAGAATTTCTTGTATCTCCGTCAGGAAAGGAAATGCCAGAAGAAAATGGCTATAATTATTCTATGATGTTGATACAAAAGTTCTCGCTATTACAGGAAGCTTCTGATAAATTACAAAAATCTGGTTACTACAAGGAGTGGCCAGTGGGATACTATCAAGACGTTGTGGCATCCCGAGCAAAAACTTATAAACGAATATTCGGAGGTAATTATGCCAGGAAAGAAAAAAGCTGTTAAAAAATCAGTGAAGAAACGCATGGGCGGCGGAATGATGGGTCCTAAAAAGAAAATGGCCAGAGGCGGTGCAGTTAAAAAGCGTGGCGGCGGAATGATGGGTCCTAAAAAGAAAATGGCAAAAGGTGGTAAAGTTGATCCATATAAATTAATTAGAGATAGAAAACCATCTGGTAGACTAAACGCAGATGATATTAAAAGAGCAATGCCAACTGGCAGAAGTGCAGCAGCTAAAAAAGCAGCTATGAAAGGTGTTAAAACCAAATCTGGTGCTCTTCTGGCTAGCCTTAAAAAAGGCAAAGGTAATCCTGCTGGAAAAGATTTAAGTTTTCTTGGAAAAACAAAAGACCTAAGAAAAATTATAAAAGATATGGGTTTAAGAAAAAGAAGAAAATAGATGCCAACTTATTCTTCAACAGCAAATTTTGATCTCTCTATAGATGATATAGCAGAAGAAGCTTTTGAACGTTGCGGTCTTCAAACTCGTAGTGGATACGATATAAAGACCGCTAGGCGTTCTATTAATTTAATGTTAGCTGAATGGGCTAACAGAGGATTAAATCTTTGGACAATTCAAAAACAAGAAAAAGCTATTGCTGCAACAACAACTTCATTAGCAGGAACAAGTTTATTTGGTTCTCATGCCGATAGTTCACAACAAATTATAGATATTACGGATGTCGTGATCCGTGATTCAAGTAACAATGAATATTCAACAACCTCAATAAGTCGTTCTACATATTTAAATTATACAGTTAAAACAACCAGCGGACGACCAACTCAATACTACTTTGAGCGTACGATAAACCCAACGTTATTTCTATATCCTGCAGCTGATACAACGTACACTCTAGTGTATTATGCTCTTGTTCGGATGAAGGATTCGGGCGCTTACACAAATAATGCTGAGATTCCTTTTCGATTTCTTCCATGTTTAACTGCTGGATTAGCTTATTACATAGCAATGAAAAAAGCGCCAGATAGAATTCAATTATTAAAACAAATTTATGAAGATGAGTTTCAACGAGCAGCCGCGCAAGATGGTGAAAGAACAAGTTTATTTTTAACACCTAAAGTTTATTTACCGAGTGCTTAATGGGAAAATACGCATCTGGTAAGTTTGCAAAACGCATATCAGATAGATCTGGTATGGCATTTCCCTATAATGAAATGGTTCAGGAATGGAATGGTTCTTGGGTTCATTACAGTGAGTTTGAACCAAAACAACCTCAGTTAGAACCATTACCAAGAGTAACTGACCCTCAATCTTTGGAATATGCAAAACCACAGATAGCAAATTCAAGAGTTTTTGTTGGTGGTGCTACAGGTCCTATAAATGCTGGAAGAACAGTAACCAAGCCAACAACTGGTGATGCTGCTTATGATGGTGAAGGATTTGGAACGACAGTAAATCAATTTCAAACATTAGATATGCCTGTTACTAATTATTATGCAAACGGGGTAGCTTATGCCTCTACACAAAAAAGCATGATGCCTTTGAGTGTACAACAACCAAATAAACCTACACAGTTGAATTCTGGCGTAGGTAATGTTACAGTGAGTACGTCATGACCGATTATTCCGATTTAACAGATAACGTAAGAAATTACACAGAAACAAGCACAAATGTTCTTTCAAATGCTGTCATTCAACCTTTTATTGAATCAGTTGAGGATAAGATAAGAAGAACAGTAGATTTAAATTATTATAGAAAATATGATACAGCAACGCTGACAGCTAATAATGCTTTTTTACCACTTCCTGCTGACTGGGAAGCAACAAGATATATTCAACTAATAGACAGTAATGATGACAGAACTTTCTTGATACAGAAAGATATTTCGTTTATGACTGAATACGCACCAGATAGAACATCTGCGGGTGCTGGAACGCCTAAATATTATGCTGACTGGGACCAAGATACACACTATCTAGCGCCGACCCCGAACGCTGCATTAACTGTAGAGCTCGCATACACGTACAAGCCTCCTGGTTTAACAAGTACAAATACATCAACTTGGTTAAGTCAGAATGCTCCAAACGTGCTATTATATGGTTGTGTTTTAGAAGCACTTGGATACTTGAAAGGTCCAGCGGATATGATACAATACTATGATAAAATGTATAATCAATCTGTACAGGCTCTAGCCACATATGAGATGGGGCGTGACCGTAGAGATGAATTTCGGGACGGCGTTATTCGTATCCCTCTCGAATCAAGGAACCCATAGGAGATTATTATGGCAATTACTCAAGCTGTATGTAACAGTTTTAAAGTGGAGATCCTGAAAGGCCTACACAATTTTACGGCAACGACAGGGAACGCTTTTAAACTAGCACTATACGATAACGAAGCAACTTTAAGCAAATCAACAACTGCATTTCAACAAACTGACGAAGTAGCAGCATCAGGCACTTATTCTGAAGGTGGTGGAGCATTAACATCTGTTACTCCAACATTATCAAGTGATGCCGCTGTATGTGACTTCGCAGATGTTTCATTTACAAGTGCAACTATTTCAGCACAAGCTGCTGTTATTTATAATAGTTCAACTGTATCTGGCTTAACTACAAACGCATCTGTTTGCGTATTAGATTTTGGCGCAGTTAAAACTTCAACTTCAGGAACGTTTACTATTACATTCCCTGCTGCTGAATCAACTGCTGCAATTCTAAGAATAGCATAAGGAGATAATTCATGGCCACCGTCCAAGGATGGGGCCGACAAACCTGGAATTCGGGTGCATGGAATACATTCGCACCCGTTGCCGCAACAGGTAATGGCCTCACGTCATCTCTAGGTTCGTCAACGCTTACGGGCGATTGTAACATCACGCTTACTGGTATAGGCACTACCTCTACCACAGGGACTGGTGTTGCTACAGGAGGTCAAAGTTTAACAGCTACAGGTAATGCAATTACTTCTGCTCTTGGAACAGAAACTGTTACAGGATCTTCAGCACACACTTTAACTGGTATTGGAATGACATCATCAGTTGGTGATGAAACAGCTACGGGTGTACCTCAATCTGGTTGGAACCGTGGTGCTAATGCAGATACAGGTGAAGAAATAGGATGGAATGATAACCTTTGGAATACTCTTCAATCTTCATATGCTTTAACAGGAGTTCAAGGAACATCTACAACTGGTACAGCCACAGGTACTGCTGACTTTAATATAACAGTAACTGGTGTAAGCTTAACATCAACTACAGGGCAAGTTGGTGGATTTGCTGAAGCGGGATCATTAAGCTTAACATCATCTATTGGAACATTCTCTATATCAGGAGATTCACAATTAACTGTTGTAGCTGCAAGTGAACCTGAACTAGATATCAATATAGGTACTGCTTCTGTAGCAATTGGTAAAACAGCTTTCCCATCAGGTAATTCTATGGCTTCTAGTCTTGGATCAGTAACTGTTGTAGGAACATCTGTTGTATCACCTTCTGGTGTAAACTTAACAGGCACTTTAGGAACCGAAATAGCTTCTGCTGATGTTAATGTTATTGGCACAGGTGGTTTTGTTACAAAAACAGTAACTGTTGTAAGCACTGATAGTGGAAACGTTTATGTTATTGATGGTGTTCAACAAGATACATTAGAATTAGTTGAAGGAATTACTTATAGATTTGATCAATCTGATGCAAGTAATGATGGACATCCATTTAGATTTAGTGAAACAGAAAATGGTAGTCATGGAGGAGGCTCAGAATATACAACTGGTGTAACAACAAATGGAACTCCAGGTAATGCAGGAGCTTATACACAAATAACAGTAGCTGCTAGTGCACCTACTTTATATTACTATTGTACTCAACACTCAGCAATGGGAGGACAAGCAAATACCCCTATCGCAAGTGCTGGAACCAATATATTTACGGCAAATGGATTAACTGTAAGTTTAGGAGAAGCAAGTGAGACAGTAACAGCAGGTGCAACAGTAGCTGCAACAGGGAACTCATTAACAGCTAGTTTAGGTGATGAAACTCAAGAAACAAGCTATGCTTTAACTGGTGTATCTGCTACATCTAATATTGGAACATTAACAATAACAGGAACTTCTACTTTGACACTGACTGGCGTTTCTGTTACAAGTAGCACAGGGACTTTACAAGGGACTTTTTGGTCTGCTGTGGATGACTCTAACTCGGATATAAGTTGGACAGAAGTTCATCAAGCCGCATAAAAGTTTTGACAAACTTTAATTTAAATATTAAAAATTATATAGGAGATTAGATGAGTTCAACATATTCAACAAGTTTAAGAATAGAGCTACAAGGTTCTGGAGAAAATTCAGGTACTTGGGGTACTATTACAAACAATAACTTTTCTCAATCATTAGAGTTTTCAATTGCTGGCGTAGTAAATGTAGCGTGTGGCGATAACGCTGTAACTACATTAACAAATGCTGATGGACCACAATCACAAGCAAACAACCAAGCAAGAAATGCGCATATTAGACTTACAGGTGCACATGGTGCAGTAAGAATAGCTCAATTTCCTGCTACACAAAAAATTTATTTAATTACTAACGCTACAACAGATTCTGGATCTTCTGGTCCTTATGCAATGACTGCAAGACTAGGAGCTTCAGGAAACACTCTTACTATTGAAAATGGTGCTACTAGATTAGTAGCAACGGACGGAACAAACTGGTACGATGTTTTTGCAGGTCCAGGAACAGTAACTGCTCCAGTAGATCTTAACGGTCAAACATTAACTTTAGATGCTGATGCAGATACAACTATTTCAGCAGCTTCTGATGACGTAATAACTTTTAAAGTTGCCAATGCAAATCAACTAACATTATCCGATGGTGCTTTATCACCCTCTACAGATAATGATATAGATCTTGGAACTTCATCTTTAGAATTTAAAGACGCTTTCTTTGACGGCACAGTTCGTATGGACGCTATTGGGTTTGGTACTACTTCTATGACACTTCCAACAGGAGATGGTTCAACAGGACAATTTATTAAAACTGATGGTTCAGGAACTCTTTCTTTTGCCACTGTATCTACAAGCATTGCATTAGATGAAATTGCAACAGGTGACTCAGCTTCTAGTTTAGCAACAAGTGCAGGTAATATTACACTTGATGCACAAGGAAATGATACTGATATTATCTTTAAAGGAACTGACAACACTGCTGATATTACTATGTTAACATTAGACGGAAGTGATGCAGGAACAGCAATATTCAATAATCATGTATTACCAACAACTGATGATGCACAGGATTTAGGTTCTGGAACTAAACAATGGCGAGATATATATACAGGTGACATAAATTTAAATAACACCAAAACAAGGGATAATGAAGTTGATGGAACAAGAGGTTCTTGGACTATTCAAGAGGGAGAAGAAAATCTCTTTATCTTAAACAGATTAAATGGTAAAAAATATAAATTTAACTTAGAGGAGGTAAAATAATGGCTTTAATAGTAGCAGGCGCAACATTAACAAGTGGTGCAAATTTAGATGCTAGTAAGTTAACAGGTACAGCTTCCGCAATTAACGGAAGCAACATAACAAACTTACCTGCTCCTTCTTCAGCTAATGTTGGAACCGCAAATGCTGGTTTAGCAGTAAATTCTGTTGGTAGTTATGCATTATGTACTGTTGAGTCAAGTAACTCTGGTCAGAATGCTGGAGATACTTTTAGTGGTGATGGTTTAAGATATGCTAACTGTAACGGTCAGAGAAGTGGTACACCTAGTGGTACATGGAGATGTATGGGTTACACACTTACTACAACCAACTCCACGTCTAAAACTACTAACTGGTTAAGAATTTCATAAGGTAAATAAAATATGAGTATAACTTTAATAGATGTAAGAAACCCAAAATGGCAAACTTTGAAACAATTAAAGTTTGATAGTGATGGAAATGAAGTAAAAGATTCTGATGGAAATAATATTTTAGAAAATGTAACTGACTCTGATGGAAATATTTTAAAAGTTATTAGTTGTGAATGTAAATGGTCACATTTAGGTGATAACACTCAGAACTGGCTACCATTTGCAGCAGACTCTCGTGATACTGAACAGCATGGAAAAGATTTATATGCTGCTTTAGTTAATGGCGATCACGGCGCTATAGCAGCCGAATAGTATTCTATTTTTAACTTTTTCTTTTTGTCAAGAAAACAATTATAAAAGATTTCTTGATCTATTCCATACATGTGTTTAAATTAGATCTCACCCAAAAATTATAAATCAAGGAGATATTATGGAAAATCAAGAAGTATTGAAGGCTATAGCTACCCTTGCTGATAAGGTGAGTCGTTACCACGAACGTTTATTAGCAGTGGAAAGAGAAAACGAAAAATTACAAAAAGAATTATTAGAACACAAAAATGCGCCTCATATACATACAATTCAAGGTAAGCCACATAACTCCGATACGCATGTTATGGTAACTGGTTTAGATTCTGATATGGAATGTGAAGCGTGTAGCGCTTAATTACTCAGGAGTTTCACCTAACATGTCTGCTAAAGAAGGAGCAAATACTTTTACATCTCTTTTAATTTTTTCAGCAGTTGTAGAAGTTCCTGGATTATCAATGTCAGCTTGAGCTTCTTCTTCTGAGTTATACTCAGCACCTGTATCTACATGTGTAATAGTAGTTTCAGTTTTTACTTTATAATGTGGAATTTTTCTTCCATCTTCTGTTGTAATGTGTCCTAGTAATTCAGCAGGTTCAACTATCGGCATCTTCGTTTCTCCAATTTATGTTAAAACTAATAATAACTCTGTCATCATTAGAGTAATTTGTTTGTACTTCATGTTGTAACCATGAAGGGAAAAAAATCAAGGAATTTTCAACAGGTTCCCATTGTACGCTGTGAGCGAGGTGTATAGAGGCTTTATCTGTTTTTGGGGGTGATAACACCTCTGACTGTGGTTTAGGCTCTAGAAACACAATATTTCCACACTTTTTAGGAGCTTTAAGATAAAATACACCAGATAAATAGTTGTATGGGT